GTCAATTAAAAACAAAGTTCCTGATTGAGCTGCTGTTATAGCTTCTGATTTAGCAGCACTAGCATTAAAAGTTGTATTAATTACTTTCTTACCTAATATGGTACTTGTAGTAGAAATAGCACCATCAGATGCGATTGAACCTACGTCAGTAATATTTCCACTTGCATCTAAATCAAAATTAGTTGTAATTGCACCTGTTGATGCTGCTACTGTAATTTGTTCAAAACCACCTTCAGACCTGACTGGCCCACTAAATGTTGAATTCGCCATAATTTCCTCCTCGGAAATAAGTTCTATAGTCTCGGCTTGTCTGCTAGGTCAGTCGATAGAACAAGTTAATAATCCTAGTCATTTGATTGTATATCAGTTTGATCCAAAAAAAAAGGGAGCCGAAGCTCCCTTTAAACAATCAGTTAAGATTATGCACCTTGAGAGGCAAACACTGCTCTTGGATTTGAGAATCCAAATGAGTATCTTTCTCTAGCTTTAAATCTGACGTTGCCAGTATCAAAGTCACCTTCCATAGAAGTTGAAAGAGATGATCTCTCGAAGTGTTTAAATCCATCAGGACAGTCTGTCATCAAGAACCAAGCATCATTATCTGTTAAGAAGTTATTAACAGTGTACCCTTCGGATACCATGCCCATATTCTTAATAGAGTTAATGTCGTTGTCAGATGTACTTACTCTACCAGGAGTTTGAAGTAGTCTATCAGCCACAAATTGTAATTGTGGTGGTATAACTAGTTTCTTACCTTGTAAAGCAATAACCATATTTCTGTCATCAACAAAAGTTGAAACAGAGATAAGGGCATCTTCCAATGAAGTCTCATTCAAGTCTGAATAAGTGCTAGGTCTGTTGCTGAAAGTTCCGCCACCCGATAAAGGATGAGAGTCACTTACCAATGCAACACCATCGCCACCTGTAAAGCTTGATGAGAATGCGTTGTTAAGCACAGAAGCAGCTTTTACTTGCTTAGTATGTGCCATAGATCTTGCTAGAGCTTTTGTATATCTAGCTCCCAGTCTGTCATACAGATTATCTTCGATTGCTTCTTCAGTTAGTGCAAATGCTAACGCGATGGTTTCATGTGAATACCTAGAAGTAAAGCCTTCAGATGCAGAGTCATAAGCGACCCCTTGTCCTTCAGTTTTAGTCTTCGCGTTACCGAAACCAACGATCATGGTTTCTTCTTCAAATGCTCTATCTGATGATTCAGTCTCAAATATCTCAGTGTGTTGTTGCTCGTACCTATTGTATTCCATGCCAAATAGGGCATTTAAACCTGGTTCTAATTCTTTCGCTAATTGCGATCTACTTATAGCCATTAGTCATACTCCTATTATGCTAATCCTGCGCCTTTTTGGCCCATGATATGATTTTGAATTACGCATAGAACATTGGTATTAGCCGTTGCAACGTCTGAATTTTCAGGATCGCCTGAAATATCAATCGCTTTAAGCGGTAAACCAGCTGTTGTAGCACCTGTTGTGACATCTAACTCTGCACCTGAAATACCTGTGACAGTACTCCCTGCGTTTGTATAAACAATGTCGAAGTTACCAAGTAAGTCAGCCACTGGGAAAGTGTCATCGGCTTGGATTTCAAAGACAACATTAGAGTCGTCTATTATAAAAGCAATTATATCTGCAGCAGCGGTGCTAGCAGGATAAAAATTACTAAATTTTGGCTCGTTAGTTGTTGGATCTGTATATGAACATCCGTTAAAAACACCAACAATCGGTACAGTTCCACCGTCAGCATGTATTTCTACACCGCCTCCAGTAACCTGCATTACCATATCTCCTTGGAAGATACTGGTACCATAATTGTTAGCAATTCTATAACGACTTTGTCCGCCTGTGTAGGGTGAGCCACCCATCATTCTTACAGGCTTTAATCCAAATGAAGCATCTTGATTTGCCATTTTTTAATTCCTATTTTTATAAAATTATATATAGAGTTACAGAGTTATCCTCTGTTTCCTCCACCAAAAGTAACCTTTGATTTAATCTCTCTTGAGATTGGCATCGCAGGATTCTCTTCACGCATTAGGTCATTCTCTACAGCAGACATTTGGTTCTGGGTTTGTTTTTCAAAGAAGTCATTTCTTTGATCTGCGATATCTTTATCTATTTTGCACAGTATTAAACCACCCACTCCAATTACTCCTGCGTGACGACCATCATCGACAGTAGGTAAATCATGAAATCCAGGTAACTCTTCTGGCCTAACAACCGTGAATCCTTCACGAAATCTTTTTGAGACATTCGTTTTGTCATCTTGGCCTAGGACAGACTCCCTGATCCAACGATAAGTGATACCTTGTGACTCAGCTAATTCGACAGCTTCGTCAGGTAACTCTAAAGCTGAAGGCATTTTCCAAACTTTTGGTCTATTTTCCTTCTCTCTAGTTTCAGAATTCCTAAGAGTTCTGTTGTTTTCTTCAGTTTTGTTATCTATTTCTTTGCTCATGATTTTTGTAACCTCGCTTTTTGTATTGCGTAATCTTTAAATGACACCCCAAGCTTCTTAGCTAGTTGCTGTTCGCTCGGTGTCAATTCGATACGATTTTGTTTGCGTCCAGTCGATGTGTTGCGTGTTGCTGAAGCGACCGTTTGGACGGGTTTTTTGTCTGCTTCCACGTTAAATCTTTGAGGCAACTCTTGTCGCACTCTCTTATCTATCTCACTATAGTACTGATCACTCTCAGTGTCAAAGCCTTCATTCTCCAGTTGTTTATGAACTGCGAAGGCAACACTGGTTGCGACCTGGTCTTTTCCAAACCAAGTATTCTTATTTGCCCAAGTACGAGCTCTATCTGAGGGCTCGTTGTATTCTTCTTGAACGGGTTGAGATTGTTGATAAACTTGTTGCTGTTGGACTTGATCTACATAGGCTTGCTCTTGAGCTTCGTATTGTTTCTGTTGAGAAATATACTGCTCATGTCTAGCCTTGTCAGTAGTAGCCATGCTTAAAGCTTCGGTTGCTGTTGCCACACCTTCAGAGTCTCCAGCTTCAGTTGCCTGCTTTAATGCTTGCTTGGATAAACTAAGTTGAGATTCAACTCTATTTCCAAACTCATCACCGTAGCTAGATTGAAAGCTTTTCTGAGATTGTCTTAGCTTTTGATTCTGATCTTTAAGATCATTAGCATATTGGATAGCCATGAGTTCTCTTCTTTGAAACTCCTTGGCTTGTGCTACAGCTTTATTAATTCTGTTTTGTGCAAGAGTAGCTCTCTTTTCTACCTCTGATTGATCCTTTGCTTTCTCTTCCACTCTAGGTGAAACTGCAAAGTCTTCTTTAACTTCATCTTGAGATACAGCTGATACATCTTGATCAACATTAATTTCAACAGGATTGTCCTGTACCACTTCCTCTACTCTTCTGTTCTGTGGAAGTGCGGCCTTCTCTATTTTCTCATCTGTAATCTCTGAAATCTCTACTTCTAAATTTTCAGACTCTTCTATATTCTGTGCTTCTTCATTCATTCTTTACTCCTATAAAGATTTAATATCATCTGGATCAAGGATCTTAGCGATCACCTCATCATCATTAATAATGCGAACCTCGTTATCGTCTTCTAATCTAAAACGAGTTCCTGCATATCTACCGATTAAAATCCAGTCACCCTTTTGGCACCATGGATCATCACCATACTTATTATCTTTATAGGCTAAATTACCTACTTTTAAAACATAACAGATCACCGTTGATAGAGCTTCTCTATCTACAGTTTCTTTTACTAGCTGTATACCACCATCTGACATACCTTTCCCTTTATATGGTAATACAAGTATTCTCCATCCAGAAGGATCTGGCATTCTTTCAAGTAGTGATTTGTCTAGTAGTTTTGGGTCGAGTACCCTTTGATCTGAACTTATGAAGGCGTTGTCTAACTCTGAAGAATCTTCAGACTTTTTCTTTGCAACTTCTTCCTTATGCTTTTCAAATTTTGTTTTTTCTGCGACTTTGTCATTCATCGTTGTCATCCATTTGCAGCGTTTCTCTTAAATCTTGTTGTAGGGAACGAATCGCTGATAACTCTCCCATAAGATATTTGTAATCTTCCATTGATTTTATATTGCCACTAGCAATAATGTCAACAGTATTTCTCTCTCTATCTCGCAAAGTTTTAAATAAATACTCTGCTAGTCTTATTCCGTCCAATTAGCTCTCTCCTAATTTTCAACTATTATTAACGTCTACCCCTTCCTCCCATCATAGGCATCATAGGTAAACTCGGTCTTTGTAATCTTGGTGGTGGTGTTGCTATTGGCCCAGGCATCGGCATTCTAGGTTGCATTGTTTCAGGCATCATAGGTTCGGGCATCATAGGCATAATTTGTCTTATTAACTCTTCGGGTAGTTCCTGTATTACTTCAGGAGGTAGCTGAGGAAGTATATCCATTAGCTGCTCTGGAGGTAACTGAGGTAGCACTTGTTTTATTTGCTCTATCTGAGCAGGTGGAGTAGGTGCTTCTCTAGGCATTTCTCTAGGCTCACGTTCAAATGAAGGAGGTGCTATTGATCTTCTAGGTGGAGCCATTGGTGGAGCTATGTCTCTAGGAATCTCTCTAGGAATTTCCATAGGCGGAGCTATATCCATTGGTGGCTTAGAATCCATAGGGCCACGGTTTTTCATCTCTTCCATAAAGTCTGGAGTAACTGTAATCCCTGGGCCATAACCTCTGTCTTCAAGAGGAAGTGGATTAAGTTGATTTACAGAGAATCTATCAGCACCTCCTTGATCCGGCGCTCTTGAAATCGGCTGCCTTTCACCAACCACTTTTTCATTAAGCCTTTGATTTGCAATGCCGGTAATTCCCCTATCAATAACTGCTTGTCCACCTGGTTGTCCACCAGATTCTATTGGTGCTTGGTTGCCTTCTCTAAGCCTTAGATTAGGATCTTGGGCTATAGACATAAAATCATTACGCTTGGGTGGTGCCATAGGTGGTAAAAATGGAACCGAAGTCTCATTCGGTAACATTGGAATCGGTTGAGGTCCTTGTGGCACTAATGGTGGCGGTGCCAAAGGTGCTACTGGTTGTTGCATTGCTGGTGGTGCCAAAGGAGGTCTTCCACCGCCAAAAGAAGGTGGTGCAATACCCATATCTCTACCGCTGCCGTCTGGATTACCTATAGTCGGAGGTGTAAATCCCGGAGGAGGTGGTAGTAATTGTTGAGGAGGTCCCATTCCTTGTCTATTATCATCTTCTCCAAGAGGAGGCCCCATTCCTTGTTGAGGAGGTCTCATTCCTCCTCTTTGGTCTTCTAATATTTGGTCTTCTAATATTTTATCAATACTCCCGCCGCCATAGTCTATACCACCGCCCCCAGGTGCATCTATTGCTCTTTTGAGAGGAGGTAATCCAATACTTGGTATTTGTCTTGGGTCTGGGCTACCGATTGGTATAATTCCATTTTCTATTTGAGGTATACCTGGTATGCCTTGTTGCAGTTGCTCTAATGTCTGCGCATCTGGAACCATATTACCGAATCCCATTTGGAATGTTCCGCTAGGATCCATAGGTGCTGGATTTAGCTGTCCGCCAAATAAACTACCTTCTTTTTGCATTTGTTGAAATTCTGCAAAACTTTGCGGTTGTTTTGGCAATATTGAACTTCGGCGCTGTCTATCCATTAGATTACCAAAAATACCACCCATACCACCACGGCTACGTGCGTTTGTAGGTACTTGTCCGATGCCTCTTCTTAAATTGTCAAATAGTCCCATAATTTTCGAATAATCCCATCATTTCATACATTAAATCTGTGCCTTTCTTTCGATCCTCTTCTCCAGTAGGTGTAAGAGTTACTATCCCGCCATTGTTTTTCATCTGGAAGCCACCGGCTCCTCTAACAGCTGAACCAGTCATAACAAATTCACCATCTGAAAGCATCGCTGGAACA